TGTTTTCACTCAGTCGCAACTGGGGGCGCTTTTACACCCAGCACATGGACAACACCACTTACCTATTTGACGCCGACGCCAAGGGTGCCAAGAATCAGAATAACGAGAATTACGGCACCCTGCATTTGATGGCGTCGGGCGACCCAATTCAAGTCGAGGTGAAGGGTGGCGAGGTCTATCAGACTACTAACTACGGCTTTATCGAGGTGATTTCCAACGCCCCGACCACCTTGAGTTTTGAGCAATCCCTGGTCGACCGGGTGCGCTTTTGCCTTTACACCTATATCGAGCCCCGCTCGGACGGTGGACAGATGAAGCGGCTGATCCTTGCCGACAAGCAGGCGTGGCTGAATTATGCTATCGAGTGTGCGGTTAGGCTCGCTAAAGGCGAGGTGGCGCGACCGCCGATCGACGACTATCAGATGTACGGTTGGGCGCTATGGTTGCAGGATGCCAACAGTTATGGGAAAATGTGCGTAGAAGAAGGTCGCATTTTAACCTACCAAGAGTACCGGTACGCATACGAGGGAGCTCAGCGGTATATGCTAACGAAAGAAACAGTCGAAGAAATGAAAACAGGACTCATGGAATTATCACGCCAATTCGGGAGGGATTTTCTCAGTATAGATTGGGCGAAATACGGTGAGAAGCTGAAGGAAAGCTACTATGACAAAACTACAAAACTCCTTTAACGATTTTTTACCGCAGAATTATCGCACATTTCGGCAGTCCGTTGTATTGCTCAACTCCAACCAAGCGGTGGTGGCGGAGTTGCTGCGTATCTGTTGTGAGGAGGATAACGTCAAGGCGATCCAGTTGGCTTTTGAGCGCATCCTTGGCAAACCCGAGAAAGTGATCGTGATTAAGCGCACCCTGGTGCGGATGCTTTACCCCGACGCTAAAATCAAGCTATTAGAGCCCGCCGCTCCCGAGCGAGTGCTTGACCAGACGGCGGCGATCGCGATTACCGAGAATAAGGTGGTGGTGGACGCCAGCGATGCCCCCGGGGTTTTGTTGCGTAAAGAGCTAGATGCCATCGGTGAGAAGGAGGGGAATTACGCCTACGAGGTGCTGGACAAGAAGAATCGCTATACCGTTGCCGAGGTGATGGTGGCGAATCTTTATGGTATCGCGATGCGGGGGTCTAACCTGTCTGCCATTGCCATGCTATTTGATTACCTGGACGGCGCTGTAGCGGACGTGGTGCGTTTGGAGGGAGTCGATACCGTCTTGCTGGAGAACTACGCAGACGTGGCTCCCTACGAAGCCACGCTAGATGATGACGGCGTGTGGTACGTCGAGATGGAAGCGGTGCGATGAGCTTTTTCGGTATTGGTGGGGGTATCGCGCTCCGTTCCTATCAAAAAGCGATCCTAAAGAAGTTCGACAACGGTATCCGCTATATTGTGCTCTGTTGGTCACGTCGTGCCGGCAAATCGTTGTTCGCCTGGAATCTGTTGATCCGCGAGGCGACCAGTAAACCGGGCACCTATTGGTATTGTTTTAATAATTATTCGACCGCCTATAACGACATCTGGATCGCCCAGACCTCGAAGGGTGTGAAATTCCTCGATATGATCCCGAAAAACATGGTAGTACGGATGAATTCCGCCAAGCTGGAGCTCGAGCTGACCAATGGATCGATCATTAAACTGATTGGTATTAACAATGTGGATAAGTTGGTAGGAGCTGGTCTTAATGGGGTGGTGTTCGACGAATACGCCGTTTTGAATCCGGCTTCTATCGAGTTGGTTACCGCCATGCTCGCTGAAACCGGTGGCTGGCGTGTGATGATATCCACACCCCGTGGAAAAAACCATTTTTACGAGGAATATAACTTTGCCCTGGCTCATCCCGCGTTTGCCCTTGCCGACAATCGCCACTGTGGAATGCCGGAAATCGCCCAGTACATGGCAACTGGCTTCCTGGAGCAGGAGCGGCTGAAGATCATCAGTAAATACGGTAATGATGCACTTTATCAACAGGAGTACATGACTAGCTGGATCAGTCCGAACAGTGGTTCGGTATTCGGCGCCCTAGCCAAGATTATGAAAGACGAGGGACGCGTCGCTTACCTCAATGGTGACGACAGTCAGCCCTATTATGCCGGCTGGGACTTAGGTANTAATGCCGACTATACCTCGATTATTTTATTTCAGGTGGACGATAACGGTTTTCCGACGGTGATCGACCATATCGAGAATCGCAACGAGGACGTGACTTGGTATATCGGTGAATGGAAGGATCGCGGCTGGAATGTGCATACCCACTTCCTGCCCCATGATGCCGCTCACCATAAAGGCGCCCGCAATGAGACTTATAAACAGGTGCTCACCAAAGAGGGTATCACTAATACGGTCGTTTTGAATAAGCCAAACCGTGTTGAGGACAAACTGAATTATTTACGCCGTATATTTGTGGGCTTACGGATTGACGAGCGATTAACTCGCGTCATCGAGTGCCTGGATAAGCTCGAATACGAATGGAATGAGAAGCTGCATATCTGGTCAAGCAAGCCGACCCACGTCGGGGGCTTTTCCGATACCGTGGATAGCCTGTGTTATATGGCGCAGGCGATTGGTAAGTACAAAATTACGGCTCATAACGTTTTTTCTCGCGTTCACGTCAAGGAAGTTGGTGAAGTGAGCGATTCCAGAGAGGCGAAACTTGAGCGTTTTCAAAAGTTAATGGAGCAGGAGCTCATGTTAGGGGGGAGTCAGCCGTCGAGCAACAACAACATTGCTGTGTTTATTTAGCTATGCCGTATGATACAATCGTAATAACATATAAAAACCGCAAAAAAACAACAGTATAAAATACTAAAATCCAAGAGAGGGTAAAAGAAGTGGATGAAAATGAAAACCCAACATCAATCGAGGCAGGCGCAGCAGGAGCGCCCGAAGGAGCATTTGAACAACCAACGACCGACGATATTCAAGCGATGTATGACGATCTTGGCATCAAAAGTCCCGCTCCCACTGAAAAACCTAAAGGACGACCTAAAACCGCTAATGTTCGAGCTAAAGACGATACGAAAAACGGAGCAGGGGATACCGATTCTGGGGCAGAAAAAGACGATGCCGACAAAGGTGAGTCGAAAAATGCACCTAATTCAAGTAAGGATGGCGATTCAGGAGATGATTCTGACTCGAAGGGCGCGAAAAAGCGGAAGGATTCAACAGAGGTATCTGATAAATCAGAGAAGGCTGACGAGGGAGTTCGCGATGATAAATCCGGAGGCGAAGAACATTCTGAGCGAGGAAGCAAGGAAGACGCTGACGCAGGAGATGGTGGAACTGGACAGGATGCAGACGAATCGGGCGATGAGGAGGAAGCGGGCAAAGATTCTGAAGGGAAACGACCTGGCAAATCAAATCCCGAAGTCGAGCGACGATTCCAAAAGTTAACCAGTGAAGTCCGTGAGCGTGACCAGTTAATTGAAGAACTCGAAAAGGAGATTCAAACAATCCAGCGCAAACAGCAGGAAGCTCAAGTCTCCCAGGAAGATCCCGAATACACCATCGACGATTTTCGCAAGGTGCGTGACGAAGATGGTAATATCCTTGATCTTGATAACGAACAGGCGGAGCTTGCATGGCGACGTTGGCAGGACGGATATAACCAGCGTAAAGCCGAGCGTGACGCTCGCGTCAGCCGTGACGAGGCGCTTCATCAGTCTCAGCGTGAGGCGGCGGAACATCTCATGCGCAGTTCGGTGGCGGCTTACGATACCCTTGTCGGTATCTACGAGAACACTCCCGAGCTGAACGTCGAGAGTCCCCAATTCGATCAAGAGTTTTCCGATCAAGTGATGCCGATCATTGAAGATGCAGTGATCTATCAGAAGGGCACCGAGCCAGGCAACACAAGTGGTCAGAAACCGGTGATTGTTGGCCTAAAAGTGGATCCCAACCGTATTATTTCAGCGATGAATGCGATCCGGCATTCAAAGCGGAGGATACCTCTAAATGGGATGCAAGATACGGTCGAATCTAGTTCCAATACGCGGGTATCGCACAGTCGTTCATCAGACCCAACGGTCAAAGCCGCCAATGACCTCTATAAAGAGCTTGGCATTACAAAACGTTTATAAAAAATAAAGGAGAAATATTATGGGAAATCCAACAAAGGCAGAATTACTTGAGCAGGCAAAAGCACTCGGCATCGAAGTTACCGAGGAAGCCACCAATAAAGAGGTCGCGAGCCTGATCCAGGCGGCTCTTGAGAATCAAGAGGCTAATCAAGACGGTATGACAGATGATATTGCCGGTACGATGCCCCTAGAAGGCACCAGCGCCGAGCCAACCCGTGACGCGGGTGAAAATCGTAGTGTTGTCGATGACGACAAAACCGTCGACGAGGATGAGGCGGCTCATCGCACCGCTCCGGCACCCGAAGTGACTCCTGAGCCGACACCAGTGCCGACAGTCACTCCAGTAAACGAGGGCTCGGAGATTGCTCGGGCGATCGCTGAAGGGCTCAAAGGTGCCGTTGACGCTGCCAAGGATAAGAAAAATATTGTGATAACCGCCGATCCAAGCGTTACTCCGCGTTATTCACTCGTGAGAAATAAGCAGGGTGAGGTATTGCTCCGTGAAAACGGTAGCGGTACGCTGTCTCGGCTCCAACTTGAGAGTATCGAGGAGAAGGAACGTTCGATCCAAGGTCAAGAGGTCACTGAAATATAGTATAATTGACCGGCAGGGTTTCGTTGTTTATCCCTGCACCAACTTCCGCCCCCCCCTCCGCATTTCTAGTGAGGGGGCTTTGGTTTTTGTGGATAAAAAACGCTTGACGTTACCGCAAAAGTTGTAGTAAGCTAGAAATAGCTAAATGCTAGTCTGGAAAGTGTAATGTGGAGTCACTACCACACGGACGGGCAGAGGCGCTGATGTACTCAGTGTTTCATCAACACAAATACAATATAAAATTAGACCTATAAGGGGTACAAAATCATGGCTATTACAGCTAGCGAAATTTTCTCTCCTGTTATCGACCAGCCTTTCGATGAGGAGAGCTATACTAAAGAACTTGAAGGTAACAACAAAGAGATCAAGTTCCAAAAAGGCTCAAAAACCGTTAAAGTTCGTACAGTAGTTACTGCTGGTGCAGTCACCGATCACGATGCGACCGAGACTTTCAGTCAGCAAATCGCAGGTATCGTCAACGTTGATGCAACTATCAATACCTACACACTTGACCAGCAAAAAGATATTAAGCAGTTCCTTGACCGCACGGTCGTTGCAACCAACAACAGCATTACCGAAGGTGGAAAAGTCCTTCACGCGATTGTTGCCGAACAACTCGTCCCGCTCATTGATGCTTATCGTATTGGCGTGCTGGCAGGTATCGCGACTACTACCGGTCAGATTGTCACAGCTACTTCCGATGGCTACGCCGACGTGTTGAAAGCTCGCGCTTTCCTCATTAACGCTCGTCTTGGCAAGAATATGCTCGGTTACGTCAACACCACGACTGCCGACTCAATCCGCCTAAGCGATCACTTCGTGCCATACACAGCAGGTCTTGAGAAAACCTTGCGTAGTGGTGATATCGGTGAACTATCTAATATTCGCGTCAAGGAAGTCCCTGCTGACTTACTTCCGTCGAATGTTGGTATGGTTGTCGTCAACCCGGCTGTCGTTTCAGCACCTCGCTTCCTCGACGACTCGAAGGTTGGCGAAAGTGCCGCTGCGTTTGGCTCACTGTTACTCTGTCTCTACATGTACACTTGTGTCGTGTCGAAGCCAAAGCAAAAGGGTGTTTCAATCATCGCAACAGCAGGCGTCTCAGCCTAACAGTAACGGTGGAGAAAAAGGAGTATGGAAACATACTCCTTTTTTATATATAGTAAAGATATGATAGTTTACGGCACGCAGACCCCGGCGTTCAAAGATTGGCGACGCACGCAACGACAGGGGGTCTTTAACGGTGCGTATTTTTACTCGAAGGAAATTGAAGACAATATTTTGCCTCGTATCGATGCCGATTTATTCGTTGTGACGGTTGGCGCCAGCATATATCAGCCTGACGATATCCCAGATGGAGCGGTGGTTGTCTGCCACGAGAATCGTACACCAGCCATCAATTATAATCATCTGTTTCGTAAGGGTATTCTTTGGGTTTGTTCGAAGCAGTCCACTGCCGACACTATGCGGTCATACGGCGAAAAAGCCGCGTACGTGCCGCTTAGTATCGATACCGAGTACGTGAGGACGTTTGCTGCCGAAAAGACCAAGGAGGTGGCGTTTGTGGGCAATAAATGGGGGTTCAAAGCCGATTACCTCGCCAACTTGCCTAGCGACATCGATCAGTTATCTGACCTGCCTCGAGAGGATTTGCTGCGAGAGATGGCAAAATACAAGCGTGTGATTGCCGAGGGTCGTTGTCTGATGGAGGCTCAAGTGTTGGGAGCTGAGGGCGAAGTGCCGAAATACAAAAACCTCGAAGCTGTTTTCGTAAAACCACTGGACAATCGTGACGCGATTCCCTATTGGCAAGAGGCGCTGGTGGGGCACGCTCGAACGGGCACTATTTTCTTGAAATGCTTGACGACTTTCCATGATCTGAAGAGCGACACTGTTCGGAGGGCAGGTGGAGTTTTCGCCGTTCTCGACGAAAGAGCCGCCGAATTACTGGGGAATAAACTCAATCTCGTCGAGCGAGTTTAGATTTATAAATCGCCGCGAAGATGCTATACTACCTATAAAGCTAAAAAGGAAAAATAAAAAATGGCATTACTCCCGTGGGATAAAAGTACAGAGGAAGATAAAAGTTTTCTTAACCCATCTCCCGTAACCCCGGTTCAATCAGTTCAGAGTTCTTGGCAGCCGACGCAAACGGACACTAATACTCAACCTGATACTCAGGCGGATGTTCCCTACATATTGTCTGCTCAAAAGCAGGCGATTGATAACCAGATACAAGAGAGACGCGACGCTGAAGCGCAGGCGCGTCAACAGGCGGCAATCCAGGCGGAAGCTGAACGAGCCCGTCAGATGACGGTTGAAAAACCGCCAGTAGCTACGAAATACACCGATCCCAAACGAAAAGACGAGGGTTTTTGGGGCTTCCTAAAGGGAGTCGGGTCTAGTTTTCAGCAGGGTGCCGGTGCGCTCGCTGACATCGCCATTCAGGGTGGTGGTTTGATTGGTAATATCGGTAGAAATGACCGGGAAATTGCTCAAAACCTCGCTAACGTTGATAAAATTCGCGGTTGGCTTCATAGCCAAAGAGATATCTCGGGCAATGAGTTGGTTGGTACCCGTGATGTTGATGAATCGGCGAGCAATATTGCTGCTGGTCGTGGTGACTTGAAAGATTTTATGGCAGTTGGCGGCAAGGGTCTTCAGGCTGGTGTTGACGCTACCATGCTATTTAACCCGGCTAGGGTTGCAGCCAAGGGTATCCCCGTGGTCAATACGGCGTCAAAAACACTCACACCGGTGGCTCGCATACTCGGTAGTCCGGCGGTACGTTTTGCCGCTCGTGACGCAGGCTTCTTCGGTGGTCTCCAGGGGGCTGCAACAGGAGCTCAGACTTATGGTCAAACGGGCGATTTAGGCGAAGCTGCTCGAGCCGCTGCGACTGACGCGATTATTGGTTCCGCGCTTCAGGGGTCACTTGATCTCGGTGCGCAGGGACTACGCACTATTGGTAATAAGACCCTCAGGAGTCTCCGTCCCTCCGGAGAACTTCGTCCTGCCGGGAGCGTTGTGGACGAGGCTATCAAGACCATCGAGGACGGGGAGCGTGCCGCGTCGACAGGACGTAATCGAAATGGTATCCCTACGGTGGATGGCAATGTCTCCTTCGAGAATAAGCTTGATAACTCCGAGCCTGGGCAATCCTCGGGTATTCTTGATAACAGCCAGCTCGATACTTCGCTCGATAACGGTATTATTGATAACACCAATCCGTTGGATCAGGCGACTCCAGTTCCAACTCCCGAGTTGGCACCTACGCCATCGCCGGTCGATAACGTAAACCTGCAAGGAGTTACGCCAGTCGAAAAGACTCAAGCCCCCGCGGGTCAGGTGATTCCGGTTGCCGATGGGATGGTAAAGCCTAGCCAGGTGATACCTGCCACCGATCCTAATATGCCGGTTATTAAGGGTGAGCAAGCGAGGGCTCTCCGTGACGCCAAAGCTGGCACCACCCAGGCGGAGGAAGCTCAAATTAACCAGCAATTACAGCAGATTGATAACGCTACGCCGAAAGCACAGGCTAAGGTCTTAACGCCGGAGCAGCAGCACCG